CGTCTCCCCGTTCGATTACAGGAGTGTCTACCAGTTCTACCATCTTGTTCGCAGCCCGTAGGCTGTGTCCTGAGAGGAGAGACTTGGTTCGCTCGACTATTTCTTCGGCTAGTTTGTCGCGTAGCCACGATACAGAGCCTGTGGAGTAGCCTGCAACCTCTGCTGCCTTGTTAAAATTGCCGTTGTTTTCAAACAGAGCAGTCAGGAACGACTCTTGTTTGTCGGACAACTGCTTTTTGGGAGCTTGTTGTATCAAATTCATGCTATTTTCCGTAATTTGGTGCTGGGAAGCGTACCGAAGACCTATAAAGTAAGGAAATTATCGCTATATGTGGGGTCGTTCGCTGTTTTGCAAGCCCCAGCAGTCTACATTATGGGGTTGGTACGAGAGTTTGTCAACAAATAATTTGACACTATGCATTTTTTAGTTGACAGGACGTGTTTTCGCCCCTATCATGGCAGTACCCCTGCCGGGGGAAACACCATACCCCCCCGCAGCGGGTTCTTGCAGCGTTCCTCCGTGTCTCCCCTTACACGTTCGTCGGGAATACCGTACAGGAAACCCTCAAAATACAAAAAATATGTCGGTATTGCTAGCAAGTACGGGGGGGAGGGGGGTGTCCCATGCGTGCGCCCGCAAGCAAGTATATTTATTTTTATTTGTCGATAGCGGGTCTTCAATGAAACACCGACCGCCCCGCCAAGCTAACCCCGCGAAACTTCCCCGATACTTTCCCCTATAATATATCGCGCCCACACCCGCACGCGTGCGCGTTTTGTCATTTGTCATATTAAATGTATGGTTAACTCTATAGGGGTGCATCACGATTAAAAAGCGTAGCAATAAACCCGATAGCAACAACCCAGATAACCAAGACCACACAAGCCTTTAAGGGTTATTCTGGCATCAACCCAAACAAAAACCCCCTAAACAATGCTAGGGGGCTTCTGGGGAGGAAATTGTAAGGTTTATTTAGTCTTGTTCTGGCTCATATTCCTTGTTGTTAAAGCCTATGCGTATCTCTGGCATATCCGCGAGCGTCTTCACATCCTTGCTATAATAATATTGCTTGATACCAAAAGCTTCTAGCATCTCATGAAGTACCTTAACTTGAGACTGGACAGAATTAACAGTATTGGCAATCAATGTTAATTGCTCGTGAGGTACGACTGCAAACTTCTCACCGTCTTTTAGCTCATTAAGGTGATATGAAATATTATCTTTATGCATGATTTTGTTTCCCTTCAATCTTGTAAATCTTACGATAACGACGACCGCTACCGCTGATAGATTTAGTTATTACATTATAATTAAGATTACGCAACACTTTTATTGATTCGGCAACAGTAAGCCTTCCCCGACCAATAGAACCCGCAATAGTCGGCATTGCTACAAAGTGACCTCTTGATAGTTCTTTGAGGACAAGCTTATCGGTTGGATTAAGTTTCTGGCGATACTTCCCAACTTGTTTATCCCCTGCAATATCGTCGGGAATATCCTGCTTATTATCCTCAGGGAATAAAGCAAGCTCGTTAATTAATCGCTTACTTGCTAGATGCTGTTTATGCTCGTTCTTCATCACCTGTTCAAGCCTAGCATCCATGACATTAACTGCACCCCAGAGAGTAGAACACGCATTTTTAACTTCTAGCAACGACTGACTATATAGCTTATAATCGCGCATTGTTGGAGTGTCTTCTGATGTTGGTATAAGTTTCTTATTCATTGGTTTTTTCCTTTTTAATTAATAAATATTGCGTAAATTATAATAGAGAATAGAACAACCGTAACTATTCTATAGATTATATATAACATTTCCAATTAAGCGACCTCGCAAAGCTTTTCCCATTGGGGAGAGGTTATCACTTCCCGCACCATATCCGACCGCGACCGTCTAACGTCGTGCTGTTTATGGTTCGATTTGGCATTCTTGGTTTCAAGCGTATGAGTAGACCAATGAGTGAGCGCATTATAACCCGCCCAAACAGTCTCACCCAATTCCTTAGCTTCCTCATGGTATTGCTCAACTAGCATATTAAGCAAGCTCTTATTGACTGCGGGTTCATCAGTCTGCAACATCTCTGCTTTGGGCTGTTCTCTCTTACAGATACTTGTTGCAAGTATATGCTCAAAGTCTCGACTGTTTAAACCAGTGCGCGCCCAGTTGTTCATCTTCTCCCGCTGATTAGTAAACATATCCAGAGAAAAAACTGCCTTCCCAATCATTGCGCGAATATCTAATCCCCTCGTGTGCTTATGTTTCTGGTGATATGCCTTAGCACCACCAAACACCAGACTATTTCGGCATAGTTCACGATAAGCACCGCTAAACACTTGGAAAGCCCACGACATATCAATGCTATTATAGATATCGATACGAGGTGTAATTGCATCATCCATCTGGCGGGAATTGATATCGGTTTTAAAATCGTTGAAATACACAGTTCGGTGCGCTTTCTTTCCTTCCTCGAATAACCTATCAACTATCTTGAGATTATCGACATAGAAATGCGGGTGTTCCTGAATAGTTCGCGCCTGTTCTCTTATCATGTCTTGATGCGGGACAAGCTTATAACTATCAGCAATCGGACGCATGGGAACAATCCGACCAGTAGCTTGATTATAGACAGCATTATAACCGTCCATAGTCTCTAGGGATTCCCCCATACCGTCGTCAAACGGAATAGACGCGCTTATCGGTACGCGCTCAAACTCTGAATAAGCTTTAAATAGTGACATATCGAAAATGTCATTATGATGATATGAGATACCGCCCCGAACATCTCGAAAACCAGTATCATTTATTTTTGTTTCTACTAAGTCTAACATTGTTTTTCCTTTCGCTGTTAGTTTAGATACCGTGGATACGTTTCCACGATAACCAAGTAATAGCCTGTATTTCAAATCCTTTCAAGTGTCTTTTTTGAAATGTGCTTCTTTTACCTGCTTCAACGTATGCTTCCTGTAGTTCTTGATAGTATTTCTTGCTAATGTAGTTCTTGGGACTGGTAAGCCCAAACCGCTGACCCTCAAATATTCCCTTTGCGTGTCCATCGATACAACAAGTGTCATATCCCATAATACACTCAAAAAACGAAATTATTTTCTGCCCGTTTAGCTTGTGGGTTATGAGATAATCTTGAGAAACATCATCGTGACAATTTCCCAATAGTTTAGCGTCAAGTATTTGCCAAGCTTTATTTTTCATAGCGTTATATGTTGAAACCTTAACGCTGTTGATATCCTCACCATCTAGATATGCATCGATTAGAACGTGAGCGTTTTCGATATTACGTTCCCACTTGTTATTAGGTGACAAGGCAGACACAACACCCGCAACGATATTAACTGGCAAATCAAACTGAACAGCCAACCGTTCGCATTCAGTCAACGCGACACGATACCAAGTGACACCGTGACGACGTTCTGCGGGTGTTGATAGATTATATATATTAATAATGTTTTCTACTGACATGATAAATTCCTTTCGATGCCTAGTAGAATTTAGCGTGGCGTTTTTGTCAAGCTTTTAATTAAGTGCGCGATAACGTCAACGGTGAAACCATTACCAAGCATCTTGTAGCGTTGAGTATTGCTTACATGATTGGTGTAATTATCTGGAACAGTCTGTAGTCGTTCACATTCTAGGGGAGTAAGCTTTCGCCATTGGAGCGCGTCAAGACTTACAGCAACGTTGTCCTTCTGGACTGTCGTTAGTGCGTTTGTCTTCTGGTCAAGTCTTACTTCAAGTCGTTGTTTTGTCAGCCCCTTTGTCGCTTGTTTGTGGTCTTGTCTCACTCCATCTACAACGTAGCGTCCCCGCCATGCACCACACAATATCTTGGGTTCACGGTTGCCCCCTTGCATTGTTGTTAGCGTGGGCGATTTGCCATCGACATGATAGACACGTTTTAGTATGTCGTGTCCATTCAAGTCTGCGTCCCCAACGTGACACAAACCATCATCACTAAATACAAGTTGCCGTCTGTGCTTCTGGAAGTATGACTTGAGGTTGCCACCCTTCCAGTAGTTAGCGTCTAGGCAATGTGCTTTGTCTCTATCTACAAACCCATCCTCTATTATATCCTTGAGGACTAATTCTTTATCGTCTGGTTTTGTCACGTCTGGAATGTTCGTCCAGTACAAACGCTTGCGACATTGAGGCGATACAAGAGAACTGTTTATCTCTACTGGCTTCACCCCTAGTGCGTCAGATATTATGTCCTGATACTGTTGTTTCATCTTGACGTTCTCAAGTAGGAAATATCGTGGTTTTAGTTTACGTAATACTTTGACATATTCCCAGAACAACTTACTGCGTGGGTCATCAAAGTTTAATTGCTTACCCGCAAAGCTAAACCCTTGGCATGGCGAACCCCCCACAAGTAAATCAATCTTGCCTTGTGGTGCTACGGCATTTAGCCAGTTAGCAAAAGCCTGACTTGTGATGTCACCCATCTGTACAATATCGGGGTAGTTCGCTTGTGCTACTTTGATAGCATACTTATCTATCTCACTAGCGTAGTATTTTGTCACAGGAATACCCGCTCTATCTAGAGCAATTCTGGTACAACCCATACCATCAAACAGACTAAGCACTCTCATCTGGTATCTCCTTATTAGCTTCTTGCATAAATTCTCGCAATCTTACCTTATACTCTGATACAAACATGAAACCACCACCGTTGCCTTCCTCATCCTTAGACACTTCTACACGCAATGTTTGATGTCCCGCTTTGTGTAGTATGAAACTAGCAAACCCATCCTCACCTACACCATTAGTATCCTTCATACCGTCGAACTTGCTTATAGTATATCCCTCAAGTTGTCCATAGTATTCTCGAAACCACTTCTCTCGCTTTTCCATTATGTCTTCTACATACTCATTCATCTGGTATCTCCTTATTCTATACTCGCCCATATTAAACGAACTACATCTTTCTCAAACTCTTGTGGTAGTGAATCGATAAAGTCACTTACATTCATTTCAAGTATCTCTTCATACTTGCGTTCTAAATATTCTTCGTGTTCGTGATTACTCATGCTAGCACTCTCCTGTTGATATAATCCTCTTTATTAGATAGAACCTCACCCTCGACCCTATCCCAACACTCTACTACATCACTAGTCTCTATCCAGACTTTAGCACCACATGATAGTGGCTTATCTGGGCTATAGACTACCTCAGTCAAGCCATCGACTAGCACCCTATCACAATAGATATTCTGCTTACCCGCCTTAACTGTAATTACTGGTTCTCGCTTATCATTCTTATTGTTAGAACGAATGACGTGTTGATTAACGTGTATTCTTTTTATCATGGTGTCTTCCTTTCTTCTCCTGTTCTAAATCGTATTCTAACAAATCCCAAGCATGTTCATATGCGTGATTATAACTTCTGTACCCATAATCTTCTTGTAACTGTTTAGCTAACTTATGTGCTATA